AAAAATACACGCATGAAATAGGCGTGTCAATAGGCAACACGCAGGCAATATCTAGACTATCACTTTAGACATTCATAAGGTTATTGTCTAGCCATATGCAGCTCATCATGCAGCTATTGCTTCCGATCTTCTGCCCTCATTGGCTGCCTGCCTGCCCCAATCTTGCCCAATATCTGCCAATGCGACAGTACCCTCACCCTCACGCAAGCACACCCAATCCCACGCAATCGTTAGCAATCTTCCTAGTTTTCAATAAATAGTTAATCAATCAAAAGCAATCAAGAGCGCAATCTGTGGCTCGCTTGCCTAAATCGAAGAGCGCAGGGAAAAAGTATCGGCAAGCGTGGGAAAAATTGGGTGATCGACGGGGGGACTTTTAATAATGGGGCGACGTGTATGTAACTATCAACCCAATGATTTTTTCTAAATATAGTCTCACATATTGAGATTTGCTTAAACTATTTTATCGACCAAACAAGTATAAAATACTAGCTTTATACAATGTGACGTAACTCACAGACATGAAAGCGGGACAAACACCTAATTTCCCACCTTATACAATATAAGGGGTTTTATAAATTACACCCCTATCCAAAGGGCGGTTCCACCGCCCCTTAGGTTATTAACCCAGTGGGGCATGGCGGAGCCTGCCCCTAACTCTTCCCATCGGCGGCGCAGAGCGCCACCCATAGGTTGTTTCCATAGGGATTACCATAGGCCGCCTGACGGCGGCGATTTACTACCATAGGAATTAAAGGCGGGTGTATTGTATGGCTAAGCCATCGGCTAATAAATACAAGATCGCCCCAGATAGCCAAATCTCGGCCACTCAAGCCAAGCAGACTATCGCCGAGCTGGTAACTAAAGGTTACTCCATTGCCGATGCAGTTCGGGCAACTGGCAAGTCAATCAAGTCCTATGAGTACTACCGCATGTCGGATGCTCAATTTAAAGAGGCTATCGACCTAGCCCGCGCCGTAGCACGTCGCGAAGGCGCGATAAGCGAAGAAGATGCAAATATCAGCTTTGAGGACTTTAGAGCCAAGTACCTCAACTCCAAGACTTTCAATCACCAGCGCAACATCATCTCTATGCTGGAAGAGGGTAAGCCCGCGTGGCTTCACCCCAACATGAAATACGAAGAGGGTTTTCCTAACTACGTCCTCGTGAACATGCCACCTGAACATGCCAAGAGCATGACGGTCAGCATTGACTATATCACCTATCGGATCTGTATCGATCCGAACATCCGTATCAAGATCGTCTCAAAGACTTTGACTATGGCAAAGGATTTTTTATACGCGGTCAAGCAAAGGCTTACCCAGCCCGCTTATGCTGAACTTCAACGGCGCTATGCCCCTGCTGATGGTTACAAAGAAGCGGCGGATAAGTGGACCCAAGATGCGATCTACCTAGAGCGCGACTCAGGTGAAAAAGATCCTACCCTGCAGGCACTGGGTATTGGTGGTCAAATCTATGGTGCCCGTGCTGACTTAATTGTTTTGGATGACTGTGTTACCTTGGCTAACGCCAATGAATACGAGAAGCAGATCCGTTGGATCCAACAGGAAGTTCTTACTCGTGTTGGTCCCACAGGAAAGATCCTTGTTGTAGGTACTCGTGTAGATCCAGTGGATCTTTATCGCGAGATGCGTAACCCAGATCGTTATCCAGATGGCGCTTCGCCTTGGACATATCTGGCTATGCCAGCGGTATTAGAGTTTGCAGATGATCCAAAGGATTGGATTACCCTCTGGCCGCGTTCAGACAGGCCTTGGCTTGGAGATGATGCGAATATTGGTGAGGATGGTTTATATCCTCGTTGGGATGGAAGTAACCTACGCAAGCGTCGCGGTGTATTAGACCCAAAGACGTGGGCTATGGTTTACCAGCAACAGGATGTAGATAGCGAAGCTGTCTTTGCACCTGAAGCAGTACGCGGATCAGTATCAGGTATGAGAGCCATTGGCCCTCTACTACCAGGCGCTCCTGGTCATCCAGATGCAATGAATGGTTCTTATACCATCTGCTCAATGGACCCAGCCATGTCAGGTGATACGTTCTCAATTGCCTATGCTGGCGATAAGAGTACACAGAAGCGTTACGTGCTAGAAGCAAGCCGCATGCCTGCTCCTACACCACAACGTATTCGTGAATTAATTTTTGAATGGACAGAAAAGTACAAGCCATCTGTCTGGGTTATTGAGAAGAACGCCTTTCAGTTGTTCCTTACTCAAGATGAAGAAATTAACCGCTTCCTAGCATCACGCGGTATTCGCCTTGTTCAGCATTACACAGGCGCAAACAAGATGGATGCAGAGTTTGGCGTAGCCTCTATGGCCCCACTCTTTGGAATGGTTGATAAACTTGGCAATCACGTCAAGGGAAGCAACCTTATAGATTTGCCACGGTCCGACAATGAAGGCATAAAATCGTTAATCGAACAGCTCATAACATGGTCCGCTGGCACTAAAAATAAACAAGATGGATGTATGGCACTCTGGTTTGCAGAAACTCAGATGCGTGATTATATCAATCAGGCTGGAGCATATGGTGGCTCCTTTATTAAAAACCCATTTCAGACTCGTGATCAAAAAGCACGTCGTCGGGTTATTAACATAGAAGACTATCAACGCGAAAAAGAGAAGTTAGCATCTAACGGGGGTTACTTATAATGGCACTAACTGTAGATCAAATCGGAGATAAACTCCGTAAGCTACGTGCACATTACTTCACACGTGATTCACGTTATGATGATCTATTGGCGATCCGTCAGGGTAAGATTGATCAAGTGTTTCCTGGAATGTTCTCAGAGGACTATCCAAAGCCAATGATTGCAAACTTCATTGACGTTGCTGCTCGCGACGTTGCTGAAGTTATTGCCCCACTTCCTGCCTTTAACTGCATGACCACCAACACAACTTCAGATCGTGCTCGTGCTCGCTCAGATAAGCGCACCATGATCGCTGCTGGTTACCGCGATACTTGCAACCTTCAGACCATGATGTACACAGGTGCAGATCGCTATCTTACCTTTGGATGGCTACCATTCCTCATTGAAGCAGACTACGAGAACAAGCGCCCAATGATCCGCATTGATTCTCCAATTGGTGCCTACCCAGAGTTTGATCGCTTCAATCGTCTTATCTCATACTCAAAGCGTTATGTTAAGACAATACGTGAACTTATCAATGACTTTCCTGAACACGAAAATGTTATTCGCGGTCAGTACGAAAACCGTAACTCTGAGCGCATCCTTGAGATGTATCGCTACCAAGACAAAGAGCAACTTATTCTTTTCTTGCCAGAGCGTAACAACTTTGTTCTTTCACGCGTTGAAAATGAACTAGGTGAAATTCCTGTAGCAATTGCTTTGCGTCCTGGCGTTGACTCAGATGAGCACCAACGTGGACAGTTTGATGATATTATGTGGGTGCAAGTAGCCCGTGCACGTTTTGCTTCTCTTACTCTTGAAGCAGCACAAAAGGCAGTACAAGCACCATTTGCTTTGCCTTCAGATGTGAACGTTCTTGAGATTGGCCCAGATGCAACTATCCGTTCTGCCAATCCACAACAGATCCGTCGTGTAGATCTTAATCTTCCACCAGGAATTTTTCAAGAGAATGAAATTCTTGATCAGGAAATGCGCACTGGATCACGTTATCCAGAAGGCCGTCTAGGACAGCAGTCAGGTTCTATTGTAACTGGTCGTGGCGTAGAAGCACTTATGGGCGGATTTGATACACAAGTCAAAACAGCACAGGGTGTATTTGCTGAGACATTTAAAGAAGTTATTCGTCTATGCTTTAAGATGGACGAAAAACTATTTGGTGATGTTAAGAAGGAAGTTCGTGGCATTAATGCTGGCGCTCCTTATGTAGTTAACTACACACCAAGTGTTGATATTGCTGGAGATTATTCTTGCGATGTTACCTATGGCATGATGGCTGGACTAGATCCAAACCGTGCTTTGGTATTTGGACTACAGGCACGTGGAGATAAGTTAATCTCACGCGACTTTTTACGTCGTCAAATGCCTTGGGAAATGAACGTTACCCAAGAAGAAGAGCGTGTTGAAGTTGAAGAACTGCGTGACACATTGCTTCAAGCAGTTGCTTCTTATGCCAATGCTTTGCCACAGATGGCGATGCAAGGAGCAGATCCATCTAAAGTTATTAATGCAATTGCGCAAGTAATTGTTGGTCGCCAAAAAGGCGACCCTATTGAGGAAATTGTTGCTAAGGCTTTTGCCCCAGAACCACAGCCACAAGTTTCCCCAGAAGCTGCAGCCGCTGGTGCGGCACCTGAAGGTGCCCCAGGACAGGCTCCTGCTGGGGGCGCGCCTCAAGGCCAAGCACCAGGCATGCCGCCTGCACAACAAGCATCGCAAGGTGCGTCATCCCTGCAGAACTTGTTAGCAGGCATTTCATCTTCTGGCAACCCGCAGCTTGCTGCGTCAGTTTCCAGACGCTCACCCGCCTAACGTTACGAGTGAGAAAACCAATTCCCTATAGGAGATAAAAA